TTTTTTGATACGCTCTTTATTAGATTATCACTCTTTACGCACAGAGTCAAGATTTTCCAGATAATCTATGGCGCGACCAACAATTTTAGGAATGCAGGCTTCGTCGCAATATTCAACATAATAACGGCCATCAGAATCGCCAATGTTACCGACATAATAAAGACTAAAGTCTTCAGGATATTTTTTAATAAGCATTTTATCATCGTTCACTATACCTTGAAAAGCACGAAGAGCAAGCATATCATTGTGGTAAACCTGCGGAGGACTAAATTGCTCCGCCTTATCATCATAAACAGAATAAAGTCTCAATATCTAAATCTCCTTTCCTTAAGGCAATTAAAAATCTACGGATCATAAGATGCGTAGTATTAGGCAAAACAAAGTAATCATTATCAATACGAATAACATTACAGTTATCAGGTTTAATCTTGTAAGCGGCATATTTAGAACCTCTAAATATAAAGTCAAAAGATATACCTTTATGCTTACAGTAGGATCTAATAGCATCAAGCTCAGATTGAAATTTTTCTATAAAAAAACATCTCCTTTCTGACCTAATAATAACACAGTCACAATACCTTGTCAAGTTTTCTGCCAAGAAAATGTTTATATTTTCCTTCTTGAACTCGGCAACGATCAACAAGACGCTCAAAAGTGTTATTCTCGAGGTTGTGCATCATTTTTTCAATACGGTTATTACGTACATATTCCATCCAATGAGGATGTGTTTCGTCAAATTTTTTATCATAATAACGAGGAGGACGCATCTTTTTGCCATTGATGACAACATAATCGTTAGAATAACATTCTTCACCATGTTCTGCAAGCCATTTTCCGCCAACACCAGGGCGATTAGATGCGACCATGAATTCAGGAATGCGACCTTTATAGTGAGAAGGAGCGTCTTTGCCTGTCTGTTTTTTAACTATATAGCGAGCGACATAGGCAGCAGAATCAAAGCTAAACTCACCAATAAGATGCATACCGTATTTCCATACTTTGGCAAAACGAGAAGAAGTGTAAGTATTATAACCGTCTGTACGGAACCGAAAAATTTTGTCATCAAAATCAATATTAAACAAAATATAATGATAATGGGGACGACCATGAAGTTCACCATATTCACCACAGCCAAGAAAGCGAATGCCATTGCCATACTCACGACGAAGATTTTTCATGAAAGTCTGATGAAATTTCTTGCTTAAGCTTTTATCACGTGGCAAATGATAATCGTCGAAAGTGCAAGTAACGAAATAAGCAGAAGACGAAGAGCGGGCTTCGTGAACAGCACGGACAGCCCACTGTCTACTATTTTCGAGACGACAACCGATGCATTGTTTACAAGAACAACGAATGAAACGGCTATCGCCAGCAAGCTCGGGGTGAGAGGCAAGGCTACCGTAAAAACTATAATGTTGTTTTCCATTTTTAGTAAACGCTCCCTCAACTGGATACATAAGAATAGGATTGTAACAAACCATATTAATCACCTGTACCGATTGTATCAGGATTAAGTCAGAATGTCAAATCCTAAATCCACCTCGTCCTACTCTTTTGAAATTTCTCTGACGAGATCTGGAGGTACGCCGAAAAAGACGGCGAGAACCTCGTTTAGATAAGCGACGCCTTCTCATTTAGCATCCCTCCAAGAACCGAAAAAACGGCTAGTTTTTTTAGAATCATTCTTATTAGCAACTGGCTCAACAAGTTTGTCAACATCGTGCGAAAAGTCGGATGCAACTTTACTGACAAGCTGAGTAGATGCAGTAGAACGACCTTTTAAAGCTTCGATAAGGTCAACAACCTCTTGAATAAAAGGAACGACAACAGAAACAATAAATGTAAGAATCATAGTAGTTTTATTAGACATATATAACACTCCTTATTTGAACAAGTAGCCAATACCGCGAAGAATATGACCAAGGGCTGAATTGCCAACGCCTAATGAATCATAGAAATCAGCTTCCTGCTTCGAGAGACGAGCATTTTGGATAGCGAAGCTCGCGGCAGAATTTGACTGATTAGCTGAAGCAATATTATTCAATACACCAGAGCTAAGGTAAGAACCCTGAAGACGAAGGTTTTCAAGTTCCAAATTCATCTTCTCAAGCTCGTAACCAAGACGTTTCTCATAAGTCTGCTCACGAAGATTCAGATCGTTTGCAAGAATACCGTTCTGAAGAACTGTACCATGGGTACTCTGACGCACAGAATCGGCTTCTGCGACGTTTTTATCAATTTGAGATATTGCAAGATGTTCGGCGTTCTTGGCCTGCCTTTCAGCGGCACTAGCGGCTTTGGCAGAGTTCATGGTAGAACCTATATCACTCATACCTACAGAAGCAGCCGAAGCTCCAGCTATAGAACCGCCTATACCATTAGTTGCGGCAAGAATAGGATTAAGGCCAGCCTTGCGCATATCTTCTACAGCCCATTGATAACGATGTTTATAGTTTTCAACGTTCCACGCGTTAGCCTGTGCGGCATTAGCAGAATTGTAATGATCCTGAACTGCAGATCCTAAAACAGAACCAGCAACACTGCCTAAAGTATTAGAAAGCCATGACATAAAACCAACTCCTTTTAGAAGTGATCAACAAGGCCGGGCGTACCAAACATAGGCATAGGACGCACAGTAGTGTAACGGAAGCCTATATCAAGTAAAAACTCAGGCTCGCTGGGAACAGCGATAATGCGCTCAATAGGTGGATTTTCCACAATAAATTCCTCGTTTAGAGTGGGAGCAGTTTTAAAAAACTGGGACAAATGCCACTTATCTAAAGTGCCATTAACTATAGAGCTACGGAACTTACCCGTAATCTGCGAAGGCTTGTAACGATACTCGGCGTAACGCTCCTGATAGCCGAAAACAGTAGTATCATCTTTAGAACCTTGAGCATAAATCTCACGAAGTTCAATAGCCTGTTCACCGAGGTGAGCGAATGTAGGCCAATAAAAATCATAAACAGTAGAGCGAAGCCACATCTTGTTAATGCCCTGCTGGTAAGTAAGATCAGCACGAGCACATACAAGACCAAAAATATAGCCATGCTCAACGAAAGATTTAGTAAAACCATGAAACTTAGCGGCAGTAACACCATAAGCAGAGAGATTGCCTTGAGGAGAGGTGTCGTCGGTTGCAGAAGTCTGCGCTATTGGATTGACATTTACCATTTTAGTAAAGGAGCCGAGAAATTCGGGGCGCTGAAGACGAGCATCGGGAGAAACTACGCCAAAGAAAGAGCGGAGCACTTCTGTATACCGACTACCACCACGAGCAAGGCGTTCATAGAACTTCTGCATCTGGAAAGCAGTGCGCAAGCTATTAATAGTAAATATGTCGGATTTATCAAGATCCGCATATAAACCAAAGTCATCAAGCTTCATACCAATATCAATATTAGCTCCACCACCAGTAGGATTATTAATATTCATATGTCCAGACTGAACGATAACAGAACCTCTATAGCCAGAATTTGGGGTAAGATAATTAGTGGAAACACTTTTAGTGGGCAAAACAGGAGCGGTACCAGCCAAACCTACAGAAACGCCAGGACCTTTCTGTGTCCACGGAAGAGCAGAAGTAAAGTAATCATGACGTTTACCACGAGGAGCAAGGGCAAAGCCATTCATATAATGCGTTCCACTATCGAAAATCCAACTAGGCTGATCGGATACCCGTTCAGAATTAAATACAAGATTCCGATCATCTTTGCAAATCTTAACAGACTTCTGCAAATTCTCATCTCTAAACCATTCATTCCAAATCAAATAATACATACGGAACGGAAGGGCATTAACGTTCAAAGCATTAGTAAGACCTGTAGGAAGACCAAAATAATCCCAAACGGTACCTATACCATTTTGGCCAACAGTACCACCTGGCAACTGAGCAGTAGGAATAACATAATCCGTAGAATCATCAGGGTCTTCCTGCTCGAAACAGAAATTCTGCCAGTGTTCCCAAACGAGGCGGTTTGGTACAAAAAAGAAAAACCAGTCCAGATAAATATTATCCATGATAGGCTTAACAGGAGTAGCCAAGCGAGCGAAATAATTAACAGACATACGAGCAGTATCGCCAGGCAAAACCTCGTCAACAAATACAGGAATAAGCTTACCAGCATCAAAAGTTGTTTTATAAACATGAGAACGGTCAAACTTAGTCCTTTTCATGTACATTGCAGGAGCATCGCTGAAGCGATGTCCTCGAACTCTGATTTTACGAGCCAATTTTTCACCTTCTTCGAAGTGTAAACCCAAGAATTATCCTAAAGCAAATCATTCTTAGGTTTTAGTTTATTTTTGCGTCACCTACGCCAGTTACATCAAGTAAGTAACTGGCTTCGGTGACGCCTATTTTTGTATTTCTTCATCATTTTGTTTTAAAGTGTTACTTTCTTTTGATATTTGTTCACTATTTGTAGACTGTTGTGGTTCGTCAAAGGATAATTTACTATCATACAAACCTTCTTGTCGGAGATATTCGATCATTTCGGGATCGTTTAAATGGTTAATAAAATTCATAGGATCATGACCAAATTTTGCTCGAACTTTTGCCGGTAAACTGTAAAACTCTTCACGAACTCCAGACACAAGTTCGAGAGCTGTGCCGTAGTCACCGGGGAGCGTTGCATCTCCAAATTGAAGGAATGCGTATTGCGAACTATCACCAAGATCTAAAGTAGCTATGCCTTTTTGGCCATCTGCATACTTATTTACGATATAATTAATATCAGTTTCTTCCTTCTCGTCCTGCACAGTAAGAGAAGGCATAGTAAACACAAGGCCACAGTGATCATGGTCTTCTACAGGATCGTAGGCAGATCTAAACTTCATAGTTTCACCTCCTTTCGTAAGCGCCTAGACGCGGCGGGCGTAGCGTACAAAAAAAGGGCGATCTCTTTCGAGACCGTCCTTTTTTTTGATACGCTCTTTATTAGATTATCACTCTTTACGCACAGAGTCAAGATTTTCCAGATAATCTATGGCGCGACCAACAATTTTAGGAATGCAGGC